AGATGTTTATAATTTTCTAAATCAATTATTCCGTCATCTAAACGATATGACCATTCTACTAATATTTTATTAATTAATTTACTCATTACCAAGTTGCTCCTATTGAACCAGCGGCTGGTGACATATCGTTCATATGGGCTTTGTTATACATTGTCATAGATTCTTGATTAAATTCACCATTATATTTTACTTTCTTAACTGGAATATTACTTCCTATTGCAACAAAAGTTGTTAATACATCATCTCCGTCAAGAATAAATAAATTTCCTTTTTTGTCTTGAACGACTAATGGTGGTGCGAATTTTCTTGGTGGAACTGATTTTATTCCGTCAACAATATCTTTCCAATTAAATGAATCAGTTTTCATTGAATCACCAGGGTCTTTGGTTGTTGCTTTCATATTTGCAACTTTTGAATTGTTTAATTTTGATAATTCATCATCTGAAAGAAATTCTAATTGGTCTATTTTTTGTAACTTTGTCAAAACATCATCTTTGTCTTTTAAGAAATCTGGCATAACTTCTTTATATTTGTTGTTTCTTAAATAATCGTCTGTTATCCTATTCATTTCAATCTTTGTATAAGGTCTGATATGACGATATTTTACCATTTCCATTAATCTAATCATTAAATTTCTCTGTTATATCTTCCAATTTGTGATAATTAGTTCCCCAACCGACTTTAACAGGATATGAATTATTTTGTTCAATAACTTTTTTGATTTCTTTTAAAAAGTCCATTCCGTCATCTTTATGAAAATCAAATAAAAATGAATCATAGCTGTAAAGTATAAGTTTTGTTTTTTTACCTTTTAACAATGGAAGTAAGTCATCTAACATTCTTATATTGTTTTCTGTTTCTAATAATTGAATACAATAGTTAAATAATTTACTCTTATTTGTAAAAGATATACTGCTACCAATCTTTCTATTATAAATATCAGAAACTACAAAATTGTTTCGTTTATACTCAAGCCATTTCTTATCAATATATTTCTGAACTTTGTTGAAAAATGGTATTTTTTTAGATATTCTATAAGGAATTTCACCATACAAATATGCGAAAGATAATGATTTTGATTTATCATAATCAACACCATACTGATTTGCTAAATATTGGTGAACTGAACCCTCTGGAAAATCATAACCAACGATTTGTGCTATTAATCGTAAGTGATATGCATCATAATCCATTTCAATCATACAACCTTTATCACCATAACGACTGATATATTTTTTTCTTGTTCCGTCAGATTTATTTAATGCTGCAAAATTAATACCACCAAAACGATTACTTGGTCTACCTGTTGAAGTGTAAATATTGTATTGAGAATATTGATATTCGTTATCTGTTGTAAATAACCCATTTTGTTCAATATGAGTTAAATTATTGATAACATTTTCGTTATAATTCTTGTTTTCTTCTTTATAAAATAACAAATCTCTCATCTTATTTACCAATTTTCTACCATATTCTAAATGTTTCATAATTGGTATGTATCTATTGATATTATTTAATGTAGAGAAATTTATATTGAAAAAATCGTGTGAATTCGTGGTTAAATTATCTATGTAAAGTGGATTACTGGTTTCCAAATAAAAGTTCAAATTGGTATCATTTAGAGTGTTTAAAGGTAGGTTATGGATAAGAGATTTCCTATCATAAATATACTTATTTTTTTTGTTAATGTCAAGAGCTTTTTTAAGAAAATCCACATTTAAATCGTTATCTTTTCTCTTTTCAGAGTGGTTTAAAACAACTATATTTTCCTCACCAGACGACAACCATTTTATGTATAAAAGAGATAATTCGTTTTGTATTGGATGCAGATTTTTATCACAAAGTATTGGTATTAATACCATTTCACTTTCAATGTGCTTATCAATAATCTCTTGTAGTTGCTTTTTATTCTGAACTATCATATAACCTTTATTTACTTATAAATATAACAAAACTATTCCAAAATACAATATTTTTTAGTATCCACCTCCACCAGATGAACCACCACTTGAACCACCACTTGAACCACCACCAGAAGTAATTTCTGGTTGTGTTGTTTGTCCAATTATTCTATTTTTAATTCTTTCTTCTACATCTTCTTTTTTATCATTAACTGGTCTGAAAAATTCTAATGGTGTTATAGCATTTTCTACACCTTTTAATCTACTATTAGCAACATTTATTCTTCTAAAATTTTTATATTCAACATCATTTCTTTCACCATAAATAAGTAAAGTCAATGGAACTTTATTATATATTGGTGTATTCTTATAAAAGTCTTCTTTACTAATTTGAAACACTTTTGAAGTTTTATCATTTATTTGTTTTGCAAAATATAAAGTAAAAGCTCCTGATTGATAATCTATTTCAGTAGGTTTTATTCTATTTTCAGTTAAATATTCTTGTCTCTTACTACCAACTAAATTTCTATATTTTATATAATCTGGAATATTACCACCGTTTTTAAATATTATAATAGAATTACTTTCGTGTTCACCACTTGTCATATACCAATATTTTTTATCAGTAGTAATATGAATATGATAAGGAATTCCCTCTGGAACTGGATTTCCTTTTTCATCTTCAAATTCTAATTTATTAGTTACACCCGCATCTTTTATTAAAGTTTCTGTGTCTTCGTTTATTAGATTTATTATCTGATTACGCATTATTATTTCCGTTGTTATTTTCTTTCGGTTTATCTATTTTTACAAACCTTCTATTAACTCTACCTGTAATAGTGGTTTTCCAACCAGAAGAGTCTATTGTTTGTGAAACATTTGTTGTGTAAAAATGTGCATTATCTTTAAACTTTTTAGGTAAATAAGAAGTTGTCCATAACATACCTGGTCTAATTCCTGCAACACCACTTATTGTAATTGTGTTTGTAATAAATAAAAGTCCATAAGCGTTTTCATCTACTTTGGTTGGTTCGTATTTATCAGGGTTTCCTGTTTTTTCTTGTAATTCTTGTTTTTCTTCTTTAGACATTTTAGCACTTACTTCATCAAACATCTTTTTAGTATCCTTTAATTTACCATCAATATCATAAGCAAAATCTGATTTTTTAAATGCTGCTAAACCTTGTTCTGCATCTTTCTCACCACTCTCACCTTCTTGTTTTCCAAACTTTTCAATAGCTTCTGGTGATGTAGTATCTTTCATTACTTCTCCTTCTCCAGCAAATCTTAAAGGAATGTCTTCATTACCGTCAAGTTGTCCAAAATGCAAATTTTTCTTTTGTGGTGGTGGATTAGCTGGTGTTCTAACTGACGATACTGGTTCTTCATCTGGTGGAGCTTCCTCTACATTGGTATCGTGTCTTACTTGTGCTAATATATTCCCGTGTTCATCTTTTAGTGTATCTTTTGTATATTGTTGAGTTAATAATATTTGCATCATTTTACTACCAATGTCTGATGCTATTTCTTGAGATTCTACAAAACTATCGTGTGTATTGACTGGGAATTCATAAATTTCTCCATTTTCTTCTGCTTTTATTAAGTCATTATAATGAGATGTATCATCAACATCTTCTGTTGAAGCTTCTCCTTGTTCTGACATTCTTAATGTTAAATCCATTAAACCGTTTGTTTCTGCTTTTAACGCATTAAATAACAATTTCATATTTTCACCCAAAGAAATTGTTGGATTTTCAAAAATACTTTGTAATTTTGCAACATTTATAAAAATATTTCTTATTTTACCTATTCCTACTTGTTCAGCTGTATCATCTGAAGGGAAACTTTCTTCAATAGAAAATGGTCGCATAACATTAATTTGCTTTGTAATATTTTCTAATTCTGCAAGTTTAAGATATGGTATAATTCCAGTTTCTTTTAAATCTAAATTTTTAGTAGATATTCTGAATTTTTCAATTGCATCTCTTAAATCTTTTGTGGAAACTGTTGAAACTCCTGAACCACTAACTTGATTTAAAGTTTCCTCCATATCAAACTTGGCTTGTTTTTCCATACCTTCTAATGTTCCACTTGTATAATATTCTTTCTGTTTCTCTTTTACTTCTTTTCCGCCCAACTCAAAATGTCCTGGAAATAAAAAAGTATTTATATCTGGTGTCTGAAATTTTTTGTGAGACTTTGTCGTAGTAGATACTTTATTTTTTACCACAGCTGTTGTTGCACCAATATGAATCCTCCCCAAACCTTCTTTGGTAAGTGTTCCAGCTATTGGATTTACAGTTTGAGCATATGTTGTAGCAAAGGCCGCTGGATAATTTTCTAAAAGACTTTTATCTCGTCTTAGTTGTGTAATTGCCATTTCATTTTCGTAATCTTCAAGAGCGTCTGTGTCTGATTTTAGTGATAGAGAACCACCATAACTTAAAGGATTGTCTGCATTTTTTATACTTCTAAATGATTGAATTATATTATCACCTTTCCCATCTACCAATGCAAAATATTTATTTATAATATTATCTTCAAACCAACCCCAACGAACCCAACATTCATTTGCATTTATTTTTGTTTCTTTTTTATCTTCTATATGAAATAAACCATTACCATCTTGTCTTTTTCTTGCACGATTTAATGTTTTATCTATACCTTCATTTACATCTTCACCTTCACCTATATATGCAGCATTGTGTCCAGTAATCGTGTATGAATCAAGTCTTGCTACTTTATTAACCAAACATATAGCGTTATCATTCCACATATAATATGCATCCTCTGTGGTCAGACCTTCTATTGTTGTTTCTCTTTTATATTTTTTGTCCTCTTGAAACCAACCACCAGTAAACATTTGTCCTGCCCAATTTTTTTTCTTTACTTCACTTGTATATGAATCTGCTGTTGTATAGTCGTCATATAAAGATACTTTATTTCTTCTCTTTTTATCCCTTGCTTCACCAGTTCTTGTAAATTCCCACCTATCAAGATATTGATTTAAAATATATGGTAAACCTTGTAGTGTAGCTTGGAAACCAGGTAATGTTTCTTTAAGTGCAATGGATGCATCTTCTTTCTTTAAATCTTCGTCTGACTTTGGTTTTGATTCTTGTTCTTGAGACTCAACATTTGAATCAGTATCAAAAATACTACCACCATTTACTTTTAAAGTGGTAGTGCAATCAAAACCACCATCATCTCTTTGACTAAACTCAAACCCATCAATATAACCTATTGTTGCATCAATATTTCCTTTACCTTTTTTAAGAACAGCGTTTTGTATTTTTGCCGCAGATGTCATTGGGTCTCTACCATTTATTTGTTTTACTTTGTTTGTTTTTTTATCTATTTCAATAGGGTCATCTACAAGTAAATCATTTGGTTGTCCATTACTATCAGTAACCAAAGGTGGTTTAGGTAAACCTGCTGTATTGCCCCACTCCACATAAACTTTTCTACCGAGTGTCATAAATCTTTCCGATAAAAAGTCTAAATCTTCTAATGAAAAACAAACCCAATTTACTGTAACTTGTCTTACAAATGATACTTGTCCACTTGAAAAATATTCTGATGATAGTCCTTTAATACCAGCCGTAGGTCTAAATTTTCTATCACCTCTCGCATTATACATACCATAACCATATTGAATTGTTTTGTATGAAGAGTCTTCATTTTTCATAACATAATTATTTCTTTTACTACCACCTTCATATTCTTGATTAGATAACAATACTGGAAATGAATTTTGTTCCCATTTTAGATAATTTGTATTTTTTTCAACAAATTTTGCTTCACCAGTTTTTTTATCATATAGTTCTTGACTCCCTGACATTGTTTTATATTTTTCTAATGTTTTTTCTTTGTCTACCTTTTCAGTTTGAATACCTTTTTCAGAATACATATAAAGATAAGGTGTCATTGATACAGCTTTTAATCTTTGTTTTTTTGTTTTTTTGGATTTTGGTGTGTAAGGGTTGTCTGTTGAAACACCTTTTCTACTTAAGATTTTTCTTTTAGAATTTAAGGTTTCTCTTATTTCTTTTGGTATAACGAATACTTTCATTGTTTTACCCGTTCATTGATTCAAAGTCTGATAGTATGTCTTGGATTTGTGTAGGAATACGAAGTTGTCCTTTAAAATTTTTTGAATATAACACTGTAAAACCTTTTATTCCATTTGCTTGTGCAATTATCCACCACAATGAAGGGTCTTCATAATATTTATTTGCTAAATTATCTAACCTTTCACTATATTTTGGTGTTATATAAATATCTGAATTTTTTAATGGAATCTTTGGATACAATGTATAGGAATATACTCTATCTAAAGTTCTATTTCTTTTTACTCTTGTGTTTTCGTATCTATTCATTAGTCTCCAAGTCCTATAAATTTAGCCCAATTTCCAGTTTTTTCTAACATTTTATCTTTTATATCTTTATTTTCTGGACTTATCCACTTATATTCGTCTGTTCTATCAACTTTGTTTTCTTCAGTAAATGTTCCTAATTTATCATTTGTATCAGTTAACCAATTCAACTCAAAATGTTTTCCTTTAGCGTTTGGTAAGTATTTTCCAATGTAAACAAATTCAACAGCTACTTCTATATGATGTGGTAATTGTAAATTCTTTTCAAATTCCCAAGTTGAACCATCTTGGACTGTTATTGTGATTGATGATAAATAACCAGGTGTATTACGATACATATCACCTATTGTTAATTCCATTAATGGACTTTGCATTGTTAATGGTTGATAATCCATTTCATCTTTACTTTTATATACTGGTGCTCCTAACTCAATCCAATTAGGATAACACATTCCAACTAAATAATTTACTTTTTCCCACAATACTGGTAATTCTTGTCTTGTTGTTGGATAAACTTGAAAACTAAAACCAACTGCTCTACTAACACCTTGATAAATATAAACACTCTCTGGTCTTCCTAAAAATCTTTCTGATGCATATTCAGGAGTTATAGTATCTGATATTCCTGAAAGTATTGCACTAAAATTAAGAAATTTATTATTATAAACATCTTTAAATCTAAAATCAATTAAATTTGTATCTTTACCTTCTTCACCATAAGGTGTCATATTAGCTTTATTTACATTTCTTGTAGTTTTACCACCTTTAATTGGCCCTTCAAAAGCATCATCTACTTTTCTATCAGTAAAAACTACTTTCGCAGCTGGATTACCAAGTTTCTTTTGTTTTCCATACGCTTTTGCTCTATATTGTATTAATTTAGCTTCTTGGTCTATATTAGCTAAATCACTTATTGATTTTAGTGGATTGTCTGAAAAACTTTTTACTGATTTCTTAAAACTCTTAAATGCTGAAATTCCTTGATTAAGTTTATTAAGAGTGTCATTTCCAGTAAATATTGAATCTTGTTTAATCTTATCTTCGTATGTATCTCCAATTGGAATACTTCCAATACCAAACATTTCAAGTCCTTTTGCAAATGTTCTTATACTTGGTCTAACACCACCACTACGACCAGATAATTTTACACTATCAGACAATTGTGTCGGTTTATTCCTATCATAAGGATTATCGGGTGTATTTACACCTTTAAACTCATTTAATTTTGATTTTAAATCTACTAATGCCATATTATCTCGCGTATTGTGGGTTATTTATTGCTGATAAAATTCTTTCACCTTGTTTATAAATAGCTTGTTCATATGGATTTTGTCCAGGTGTATGTGGACTTTTTTGTGCCATACCTGTTTGTAATCCAGTTAATTTCATAATGTCTGATACTGCTATCCCCATTTCTGCTGCAAATTGTCTTCTTTGAAAAGCTGATAAGTCTTTGAAACCTTGCATTTGACTAGCGAGTTCTTGCATATATCCTAACTCATCACCTTGAACTTGTAATTGTGCTGCTCTTTCTAAATTAACATCTCTACCAAGCATAGCAGATAACATTTGTTCTTTGTTAATTCTTTCTGCTATATCTACAAGTCCATCACCAAATTCATTTAATGTATTAAATTCCATACCAAGTTTTTTTGCTTGTGATACAGCGGCTATTAAATGTTGTTCACTTTGTCCAAGATGACTTGCAAATAAATCTGATTGTTCTGCAAGTTCTGATAAAATTATACCAGGTGATAATCCAGTTAAAGCGGCCATTTCTTTGGTGCTTCTAATCATATCTAATGCAATTTCTTTAGTAGCTCCGTGTGAAGCTTGGAATAATGATACCATTGATGCGGCTTCATCAGCTGATATACCACTATTTCTTGCAACAAGGGCCATATCACCAGAAAAACGAACCATAGCTGGACTGACTTCACCAAAGGTATCTGCTAATGCTTCCATTGAAGCTTTAACTTGTTCGGCTGATATACCGAAGAACTTCATCTTTATGTTCGTCAAAGCGAGTTGAACATTGATTTTTCTTGCTTCTTCTCTCGTTACACCAAATTGTTCTACAACACTATTCACTGCTTTTACCCACTGTATTACCAATGCAACAATAGCGGTTATGATTGCTGCTATAGCAAGTAATGGGTTTGCGGCCATAATAATATTTAAAGTTTTAAAACCAGATTGTATTTGTTTAACTCCTGATGTTAGTCCAGGAAATAAACCTTCAAATTCTTCAATAGCTTCTTTTTGAGCTTGTTCTGCTTTTTTAGCCGCTGCTATAGACGCTTCTATATTTCTTATATCTTCTTCATATTTTTCTTGGTCTTCTTCTCTTGCTTCTCTGGCATTCTTTAATTTTTCTTCTAATTTTTGTTGTAATGTCTCCATTTCTTTGGTATGGTCTTTGGTAAGTCCTATACCTTGTAACATAGCACCATAAATTCCTTTGTGTTGGTCTTCTTGGTTTTTTAATAACTTATTTACTTCGAGTTGGGCACTCATTATACTTTGCCACTCTTTTGCCATACCTTTAACGGCTTCTTCTGATTTCATTGTTCCAGCTTCAACCGCTTGTGCTCTTTCGGTAACTTTACCGCCTATCGTTCTTTTATCTTTTAAGTAATCTACCATATTTTATTTGATTGTATTAAATATATTGAAACTATTAATTTTAGCAAGAATTTAAAGGTTTTCTATTGACTTTTCAAACTCATCTCTTGCTTTTTCTAATCTATTCCAAGCTTGTTTGAGTTTTGGGCTTTTCTTTTCCATTTTTCTAATAACCATTGGTTTTATACCTTTACCAATATAATAGAAAATTTTTTCCATAAAAGTCTTTTTTGTCGCTTCAGTTATTTTAAATTTTGCCATTGTAGTTTCCTTGATTTGTGTTCAATAATAAATATAAGATTTTTATATTTTTATTTACTTAAATCGTGAATTTGATTTGTTCTGTTGACTCATCGCTTTATCATATTGTTTCTTCTCATCATCATATGCTTTGATGAGTCTTTTATAATAAAATTTGCGAAGATATACAGGTAAATTATATACTTCTGTGAATGTGAAACCACCTTTAGAAAAAAAGATGATTTGAAATATTTGTTCGTGTAAGTCTTTCTTATATTCGGGAGTTAGGCCAAAAAAACTCGGCAGTCATAGACACTGCCACTTCCTCCGTTTCACCTCTACTATTTTCATTTTCAATTCTGAAAGATAAATCAGGACTCGTTGATGCAACAAATTTTCTAAACTCTGTTGCTTCAACTGAAAGGAATTCGTTATCAACAAAATTATTAATAACTCCTCTATCTGTTTTACCATCAACTGATTTAATAAGGTATTTTAAACGAGTTGAATTTTCTCTATTTATAGCTTCTGTATCATCTTTAAAAACTTTTTTAATAGCTTCAACTTCTTGTTCAACTATTAATTCATCTTTATGTGTAGGTATTGAGAAAGTTAATATTCTTTCAGTTTTTGGTAAAGTGTATGTAAATGCATTTATACCTTTTTCATATTTAGAAAAATCATACTCTTTTGGCACCAATTTTGTTAAATCTGCTTTACCTTTTACAACTTGAGCATAACTATCTATAAATGAAAAACTATAATCTTTTCCATATGCTAAAATTCTTGCTCCAACAAGAATTGCATTTTTATCACCAACCAATAAATCATTATAGTCAATATTCTTATCAACAATTAACTCTTGTATTAATTTGTCTAATGCTTTACCTTGTTGTATTAAATTTACTGATGTGAGAATGTCTTCATCACGAGCAGTCATATATCTTAACTCTATTTTACCAGATGATAACGGGTTATCTTCTGGGTAAAAGTGTCCTTTTGACGGCAAATCAATGATTTCCGTAGGAAACTTATTTTCTGTCATTTGATTAACTCCTTTTTGTTAAAACCTTTTAAATAACTATTTTATTTTTTATCACCAAAGATTTTTTCAGCACCTGCGATACCAAAACAACCTAATGTGATAATAACAAATGAATTATAAATGAATTCTTGAATTACTAATTCACTTCCAAAAGCACCAGTAATCATATCAACAATACTTGTTAATGTCATTACTGCGAAAGACATAAAACCAATTATTGATTTTTCATTGTATTCATTTTTATCTTTAAATATTTCACTAAATCCCATTTTTTTTCTCCTTAGAATTGTAGAATTGCATAATCATATTTTAGAGTTAATGCAATTTCAACTGGGTCTGATGTTGCATAATCCATAGCTCCAAAATTAGCCGCTTCAATATAAGCACCTTTTAAAGTCCACTCCTCAACAATATCTCCAACTGGTCCTAATAGATTAAATGTGATATCTCTTTTGTAGAAATCAGAATAACCTTGACGACCTGTTACTGACTCGTGGTGTTCTCTAATCCACTCCATTACTGATTGTGCGGCTGATGGAACTACTGGGTCATATAGAGTAATTTCTAATGGTTGCCAAGCACCTTTACCTTTCACATATCTTTTAACATTAATATGTTCTAAAATAACTTCATCAAACTGAATAGAAGGTCTATTCATTGCTTTGATTGTGAAGGCTGGTATACCTTCAATATACATAATGAACCTATTTTGTGTTTTAGGTTCAAATGGTGTAAACATAATTTCTGATGGGTCTAATAGTTCAGCCATTATAAATTCTCCTAGTTTATATTCAATAATAAATATAACGAAATGAAAAAAATGATTAAATATATTTGAATATGTTTTGAAAGTTTTTTGAAAGTTTTTAGATTAAAAAAAACCCCACTAAAAAGTGGGGTCTTTTTCAGTTATTAACTATTATTCAGGGAATGTTGCACCTGTTGGTTGAACTACAAAGTCTAATACGATAAACTCAGCTGTTCTTGTTGGTTGAATAAATATCTGTCCTATTAGACGATTTCTGTCGATTTCGTCAGGAGTGTTATTTGTATCATCCATAACCACTCTAAATGCACTTAAACCACTATTTGACTGAACATCTTCTAAGAAAGGATTAACAACATTTAAGAAACGATTTCTTGTTGCTGTTGTGTTCTGTTCAAATACTAAGAAACGAGAAGTTGATGCGATAAATTTCTTCAACGCGATTAACAATCTTCTTACATTTACTCTGTCTAATGCACTTGGTTTCCCTTGTAGAGTTTTTTGTCCGAATACTACGACACCCTGACCAGGGAAAGTAGCGATTGGATTAACTCTATCTTCATACAACTTATCTCTCTCACTATGAGTTAGTCTTGTTTTTGCTTCTAACACATCTGTTAAACCACCACGATTTAACCCAGCTGGAGCGAACCATTCGTGAGCTACCTCGTCATTGAATGCAATGACACCAGGTAGAACAACTGAAGGTGGCACCCAAGTTGGTCTGTTTGTGTTTTCATCAAGAACTTTAACCCACGGGTAATAAGTTGCTGTATAGTTTGAATCTAATGATTTCACATTACTCATCACAGTATCTACTGAATCTGCATATAGAGAAGAGTCGATAATTAGGAAAGTGTCCGCTCTATCTTCTGCTTTTTCTATTGCGTGATTTGTTACTGATGTGTGAGTTCCGTGAATTACACCAGGTAATACCATCATATTGATATCAAATTCGTCAGCATTACTTATTGCGTTAATAGCTTTCTTGTAATTTACTGTACCATTAGCCGCTGATGTTGAACAATCAAATCCTTGTGTATTGTTCGCTGCTATATCAGCACCTGTTGCATATTGTCTTGCTGGATTTCCACCATCAAAACCCCATTGGAAAGGAACTACAAACTTTCTTTGTTCTACTGCTGAACCCGAAAGTGTTAGTAATTCACTACCTGTTGAGTATTCTACATTTTCTGCTACTGCTGATGCTCCGTCTGAACCATACATATTTTCAAGAGACATTGTTACATTATTACCTTGTCCTGCTCCTGCACTACCATAAGCTACAGGTGATAGATATTCACGATTGTCTAAATCAGAATAATCAAATCCATAGAACACATTTTGGTCAAAGTCTGCGTTTGAAGAACTTTGATTTCTCTTAAATGATGCTGTTACTATGGTTGTTGCAGCGAAGTTTTCACCATAAGAAGGCACATAAACTTTGTTGTGTCCAAAAGGAACAACAGTAGTTGGGAATGTTTCTAAATCAGAAAAATCTCCTACTCTAATATGTTTACTCTTATTAGGATACTCACCATAATAGGTTAGTTTACCATTTGAATCAATAGATATATGTCTATCACCAATTACTCTTGCGAAGTAATTAGATTCATTAGGGTCAAATGATAAGTTATCCCATTGTTCTATGATACTATCATTTCCTGCTCTTAATCTATCATTTTTGAAATTTACTGAACGAACTTGTAGTGAGAAAGTTCCGTAATCAGAACCTGCTATACTACCAGCGTCTTTAACATTTAAAATGTTAACTTTGAAATGTTGATTAACATCAGTTCCGTGTGAACGAGTATAAACTCTGAATAGATTATATCTTGAACCACCAACATTTTGTGATTGTATGTAAGGTGTTCTTGCATATTGATAATCTACATTACCTGTCCAACTTGTGGCTGATGTTCCATCACTATTAAATGATGTAGAACCACTTTGGAAATTTGTGCTACCAGATGCTACTGCAAATGTTACTTGATTTACACTTGCACTTGCTATGATACCAGCGTTTCCGTGTAGTTGTTTAAAGTTTTTATATAAATATACTGATACCGTGTTGTTCTGTGGGTCACTTGGGATTACCTTGTCAATATAGTCTGCACTATTTGTTGCAAAACTAATTGCTTTTTCAACATTTCCAGATGATGCGGTTACATGCAATACTGAACCTGTTAAATTACCAATTGTTGTTCCATCAAGTGTTGATGTAGATATCCCACCACTTAAAGCATCACCGAATGCTAATCGTGAAGGGGATAATATAGCGAGAACTTTTTGGTCTAACGGATTACTTTCTACCGCTGAACCTGAAAGTGTCAGAACGATATTATTTTCTGTATATCCTCCTGTTCCAAGAACTCTAACGATTGTTACTGTACCAGCAGATTTTAAATATTGTTTAGCCGTGTAAGGGACATAAAAACGAGAGTCAAGACTTCCAAATATCTCTTCAAACTCACTAAAGTTATTGACAATAGTAGGGGTAAACGCTGGGCCTTTTTGTGTTGGCCCAATGATTGCCGCTCCTATTTCACCAATTCCTTGTGGTA